CATTGCGTGCCACGGGGATGATGGCACCCGGCACGATCTTGACCGTGTTGGGATTGAGCACCCCGTCATCGGCTGCGGTGTAGACACCCGCCACGGCCAGCGATGCGTTCTTGAGCAGCAGCTCGATGGTCTTGTTCAGCGTCTTGATGTCTGGCAGGGCGGTCATCAGGGGGCCACGGCCATAGATCTCGCCTGCCACTTTCATGTAGCGCGAGATCACCCAGGGACTCATCTTGCGGCGGCGGTAGACCAGCTCGTCCTTGGAAGTCTTGTCAATAACGTGGTAGCAGTAGTCGCCACGCTTGTGGTCGTAGATGGTGGCCTCCAGCAGCTCGATGTCATCGGTCGGCTTTTGCTCAATGCGCCGAGCCATGTCGTCGGGGATCTTGGCATCGGGCCACTGGCGCTGAATGCTCTCGCCCTTCATCCTCATGCGCCGGTAGACGTTGTCCACCTGACCGTTGGCTCCCTCCTCGTAACTCACCAGGAACAGCGGCACGGGGATGAAGTTGAGCGGGGAAACATCGTCGCCGGGTTGCACCATCATGCAAGCGGTGCCGACCGCCAGATCCAGCAAGAACTCGCCCATGGCGATGTCGAAGTTGGACTGGTTGAGCATGGTGAACATCTTGTCCTGGTAGACCTCCAGGATGGCTTGCGCCTGTTGCTTGCGATCTGCCGGGATGTCCGAGCCAGCCTCCAGCTTGGCCCATTTACGCTGTGGCGGGAAAACAACAGACTGCAAACGATTGGCAAAACGCTGGGTGGAGTTGATGGCGGTCGAGTCAAAGACCCGCATCATCTTCTTGGAGCCGGTGGCGCCACCTTCCCACACGCCGTAGAGCTGGCGTTGGGGCAGGGCGAACTCGTAGGCGTCCTGGTAGAGCTGTTGGAACTCATCCTTCTTGGCTTGCGCTGACGCCTGCCGTTTTAGGATCTGGTCAGGTGTCAGGCGCAAACCGCCCGGCGTGGTCTTGTCGTATTCCATCATTTGCCTTTCTTGAGCCTGTTGGCTTCGCTCATGGCGATGGCCACGGCTTGATCGCGGCTGGCCACCTTGTCGCCGCTGGAGCTCTTGAGCTTGCCAGCCTTGTACTCGCGCATGACCTTGGCGACCTTGTCTTGCATTTTTGTCTTCATGTCTTTCATGGCTCAGTCCTCATCTTTGTCCATCTTGTACTTGTCCAACAGGTTGCGGCCCTTGGCTGCCAGCCGGGCTGCAGCGCCAGCAGTGCGCGGCACCGGCTCGCCCCAGGCGTTGGCGGCCAGCGCCAGCCGGGTAGGTTTGCCGTTGTCTCCCACCAGCGGCCCACTTGGGTTGGTGTAGAAACGGGTCAGGAATGATCCCTTGCGGCGTAGCGCCTGCCCGGTGGGGTTCTTTTCCTTGACACCGGGTTGCAGGTTCTTGCTTTCACCGGAGGACTCAAACTTGCGTCTGCCCTCCTCGGTCAAGCCGCCTTTTGGGTTTTTGTACTTGCTCAATTCTTGTCTTTCGACGCCGCCATGTTGTCCACCAAGTTGGGATAAGGCCGACCTGACTTGGCAGCTCGCCTCATGGCGTTGCGTTTTTGCGCAGGCGACATCTCCTTGGGCTTGCCCAGATCCTTGGGCCTTGGTTTGTCCCAGACTGCTTTCATGACGGTGCTCCTGCTAATAATGGCCTTGTAGATTTGCGAGACACGGCACCGATCTTGGCGGCGCGGCGCTCGCCGACTTCGCGCTTCAACACACTCTCGGCCTCAGCCTTCTTGACACCAAACTGCGAGGAATCAAACGCTTCAACGGTCGGAGCGGTTGGGGCTTCTGGCAGGGCAGGGGCGGTCTCTGTGAACTTGGGTATCGGCTTGGGCGCGTAGTAGGTGAACGCTTCCTGCTCGGTGTCGTAACCCAGCAAGCCAAACAAGCCAAACCTTGGCTTTTTGACTTCTTTGTACCCGGTCATCGGCACCACGGGGTTCTTCTCGATGTCGGCCAGGAGCGTGTTGTAGTCGTCCAGCTTTTTCTGATAGGCGGTTTTCTGGGCCTCGTAGGTCGGCAGCAGCGACTCCTTGTAGGTTGCCATCTGCGCCTCAAACGGCTTCATCTTCTCGGTCACCCCGGCTTGGTATCCGGTGAAGGCGGTCTGATACTCGCCGGTCAGCGCATCGATGTTGGATTTGTACTGCTTGGACAGTCGCTCAATGTCGGATGTGCTGCGCCGGGCGATCTGGCGCTGCTTGAATTGGGGCAGTGTAGCCATTACTGCAACCTCATCCCGCCGCTGTTCAAGTTGGCTGGGATGCCCAGCTCTGCATCCATGCGCTCACTAGACAGCAGCGACCTGCGGCCACCACGGGTGCGAGCCTTGAGTGCGGATGCCTCGGACGCTGCGGCCTTGCGGCGCTCTTCGTCAACTGCGGCCTGCACTTCCTTAGACTTGCGCTCCATATCCAGCTTGTTGGTCTGGTAGTTGAGCTGGGATGCCTCAAACTGCTGCCGAGCGGTGGTGGCTTGCTGCTCTAAGGCTGCACCCTGCTTACCGTACTCGGCAGTCTGCTTGGCCAGTTCGGCACGCATGGCAGCTTGGTCGGTTTGCTGCTGCGCCAGCAGGGTGCGCTGGCTTGACTCGGCTGATTCCCGAGATAGGCGTGCTTGGTTGGCGTTGTAGGCGGTGCTCAAAATGATGGCACCAGAGATGAAATAGGTCATGTGATTACCTCCTTGTGTTCGTAAACGTCCATGCCCAGCTCGGCGTATTCCAGAGCGGTGAACATGCTTTCCAATGTTGCGATGTTGGTCTCATCGGTCGGGTTGGGGTGAATGGTCGTCCAGATCGCATCCTCATGGGTATGCACCACCCGCTTGGTGCCCGGCTCGGAGATGAATGACGCTGGCGCTGTGTGGGTCTCCAGCCCGAACTCGGTGTAGCAGGTGATGCTGCCCTGGCTGATGATGTTGAAGTGTCGGTGCCGGTGGATCTTGCCCACCACCACGGTGCCAGCAGGCAGGTGGATCTCACGGGCGTAGATGCCGGGGGCTAGCCAGTGCTTGAGCGGCGGCGACTCGTCCATACGCTGGCCGTCAGGCAGCGCTTGGCAGGCCCGTTGGATGGCCATGATCTTCTGCCGCGCTATCGGCGCAGGCAAATTTGCTGGCGGCAATTCAATGACGGCTGTGCTCATATCAACCGATTCTATTGGTGTTTGTACGATAGGCAAGAGCTGTATATCAGCGCGATATGCTCATGCAAACACATCGAAGTCGGTGCTGGCGCTGGATTGGCCCATGGGTCGGCCACCGAGCTGATGGGTGCGGGTCATCCGGTTGTACTCACCGCCGCCCAGCATCAGGTATCCGAAGCTGTCGCCAATGTGTGAGTGCTCGTTCTTGTTGGGCGCGTCCCGGAAGCGCTCCTGGCCAGCCCCGATGGCGATGCGCTTGAAGTGGTAGCCACCGGCCAGGGACTTTCGTAGCAGCTTGCACTCGCGGTTGACGATGAGCCCCGGCTTGCCTGCGATCAGGCGCTGCATGGGCGCTGCAGAAGCCTCGCGGCGCACCTTGAAGTCGTTGCTGGCCGTGGGCTGGGCACGCAGGCCCAGGGTTTTCAGGTGATCAAAGGCGGTGACCTCGTAGATCGCGTCCCTGGCCATGCCTGCCGGGTCGCCCCAGACCATCACTTGGTGGTTGGGGTAGCGCTGGTTAAGCTCACCCAGCAGTTGGTGGCCAAAGCGCTCCAGGCCCATGTCAAAGGTGACGATTTCCTGGTGAATCAGCCACCGACCGTTGGGCAGCCGCTGGCCAATGGTGGCCGCGGGGGTCAAACCAAAGTCCAGCCCCACCTGGATGGGCACCGAGGGGTCAATCTCGGTGTCGCCAGACATGGTCGAGTCCTCATACTCGGGCCAAACAGGCCTGCCCTCCTGGACATAGGTGTACTCGCCCCCGGCATAGCAGCGAATCCAGTCCAGATTCTTGCCGAGCAGCATCTGCTGGTAGTAGCCTGGGGGCAAGTTGTGGACATTCTCGGCTTTGGGGTTGACCTTCCACCACTTGCCGCTGGCAAAGATGTGATCGTTGGCCTCGGGCATCTCGGGCAGGTCTTCAACAGCCACCGGCACCACGCCGCCGGGCTGCTTCCAGAACTTCCAGGCGTACTGGCCGC